TTTAGCCTTGTAGGTGCTTACGTTACCAGCTTTCAAGTCTTTCGCTGTCACACTACTCTTACTGTTAAAGTTAGTGGTCTTACCTGTTACTTTACTAGCTGTCCGATCACTACGGTTAGTGTCGTTTGAGTATGTGATTTGCTTAGCCTTAGACGTACCAGCTTTCTTTGTGGGAGCGTATCCAGAACCTGCAAACATATCCGCGTCTAGGTTACGTCCGCTAGATGTGGACTTAGGTTTAGAAGAGCCCTTACCACCACCAGAAGTTTTAGGCTTTGGCTTTGGCTTAGACGACGAGCTAGATGACGAACCACCACCGCCGCCACCGCCAACTGAACCGAAGACGATCTGCGGCCCGAATAATTTGTTTAGGAACATTTATAATATCCGTTTACTAAGGGTTATGTGATTTAGTTTGAAGCCTCGATCTTTTAAGACGCGCTCCCAACCCTTGCGGCCCAGAACTTCGACATCGTGGCATTTGTTAATACGAGCAAAGTCTTCGAAGACGCTCATTCCATAGGCCCAATCCTCATCATCACCTGATAGGAATATGACCCTTAGATTTGTGACTTGAGGGTAGTTTATAAACTCAGTTACAACCACGCTGGTTATCTCTGAGGTCTCTGGAACCTGACAGGCCCAGAGCATCCAAACACCGTCTATGACAAAATCATAAATATCAGACACGTGTACTTTATCATCTGCAACTCTTTCGAGTTTTTCTTCTATCGACGGCCATAAGGCATCAATAGCGTCTGTCCGATTAATAGGAAGTAAAGAACCTCTAAGCATCGCCGCTTCCAAGAATATCTTCATTCTGTTCAGTGTAGATACGTCGAAGTGTACGGGCCACATCAACCGCTCCACGCCTAAAGAATATCTCTCTGTCGGTCATGGAGAGTTCAGGGGAAACGTCTGGATACATACGCTCCAAATATTCGATAAGAGTTTTGTCAATTAGAGGGATTTCAGACATAAATATACCTTCTAGGTCTAGTAACGGTTAAGATTATCCCCAAGCACGTGTCCATTGTGCGCAAATACCTGATCGAACAACGTCATCGTGTGTGAAGTGACAGACAGCAGCTTCAATGTTGCACTTGAAAATAAGGTCAATCGCCTTGGACAACCCTGAGGTTTCCTTGAGGTCGTGCTGCAAAAGATCGCCGTTTACGACAACCTTTGTGTTCTCCCCGATACGGGTCAGAAACATCTTCATTTCATGGGGTGTTAGGTTTTGTCCCTCATCGAGGATGACAAACGCATTGTTGAAGGATCGACCCCGCATAACCTCGAAAGGTACGATCTCAATGTCTTTACGTTTCAAGGCTACCTCAAAGCGTCCTTTACCAAGGCGATGTTCCAACACCTCAGTTAACGGGACTACCCATGGGGCAATCTTCTCTTCGATAGAACCTGCAAAGAAACCCAACGACTTCCCAGCGGGAATGTTGGGGCGTGTTAGGATAACCTTGCTTACGTCTTTGCGTAGAAACATATCCGCAGCGATTGCCGCAGCGATGTATGTCTTACCTGTTCCCGCAGGTCCCGTGACGAACACTTGGGGAAACCTGTTGATACACTCGATGTAGTTCTTTTGCGCTGGGTTCTTAGGTACAAGAGGCACAACCTTCTTGGTGTCTGAAGCCTCTCGTACCTTCTCGTTGTAAGTCTTCTTCTTACGTGTTTTCACAACTCAGTCTCACCTTCCAAAAGGTTGATACGCATCTCTGCATAACGGATGACCTTCTTGAGGTCGGTGACTTCGCTCTCAGCCTTGTCCATATCAGGATAGACTTTGTACCCTGCCCTCACTGCGTACTTGACAATATTGCCCACATGGAAAGGTAGGTCGTTACGCATAATGAAGGTTACAGGTTCGATAGGATAACGAGTGTAGTGGGAAGGCTTGTTAACCAAGTCACCGCCCACAGTCTCGATCACGTCAAATGCACTCATGGTGTCCAAACCTTTATCGTATTAGTTGTTAAATCGTAATTGTCGTACCGCAAGATACGAGCGACCTGCGCTTGCTGTACCGCCTCACGTTCAGTGAACCCTGCTTTGGTGTAAGCGTTGAGAACGCCCGACCATGTACAGTCATTGTCCAGTATCTTCTTCGCGCTCACAGGTCCGCACTTAGGCAAACCTTTATAGCCGTCAGTAACGTCACCCGTCAGCGTCTGAAGTAACCAGTTACGGTCAGCTTCATCCTCGGTAATATCGACAACCATATCGAAGTTATGATCCCATAGCTTTGCTGGGATCGTCTTCATGTCTTTGTCCAGTGAGTAGATCACGTTCTCTGTTGTGGAGTTGGGATCAGTCGCATGGATACCCATGAGGTCATCCCCTTCAAGACCATGCCGCATATCGTGTTTGTAGTTCTCGATCACGTGCTGGCGTAGGAAAGGCAGCATCATAGGCTTACGGGTTTCCTTGCGGTTACCCTTGTATGACGGGAGGATGTCCTTACGGAAGTTGTGTTTAGACGTTAAGCACAGCAGGTAATCATCTGCCTTTGTTTTCTCCACGATATTCTCAACCGCTTCATCGAAGTCTATTTTACATTTGCTTTCGTCCGCCCACAGAACCCACAAGCCATTGTCGAAACGTGTGGGTTCTTCGTTCTTCATAGCAATCTGATACACAGTAATATCAGCGTCGATCAGTACAGTTCTACTCATCTTTAGCCTTCCATTCTCCGCACCAATAGCTTGGTGTCACAGTTGCTGTTTCTGGATACCTCTGACAAAAATACGTGCGAAACCTCTCACCACCTTGTGTTGAGTAGTAGTGACAAGTCTCGCACAGTTTCGGGAGGACCTTTGGTTTAGGTTGGGGTTTCCTAGTGGGTTTCGTACCAGTTCGTGCCGATGTTTGCTTCGCCATCTAATTCTACCTTTAAGTTAAAGTGCCGACCTGCTTCCTTGATCGCCTCGATTGATAAGAGACCGATCTGTTCAGCAATGTCTTCGTCACACTCGTATTGGTGTTCATCGTGGATGTTCGCCACGACCTGACACTTGTGTTTGAGATTGTTGGCGATGAGCGCCTTGTCCATCTCGACGGCCCACTGCTTGCACACCAAGGCCCCTGCGCTTTGTAGCAAAAGGTTAAGACTTGAGTGTGAAGATCGTGAGTGAAGGATACGCCCGTCCAACCCCTTGAGGTATCCACGCTTTGCAGCACGGGTAACCTTGTTGATTAGCTGGGCCAAGGCTGGTGTTTGATCCAAGAACTTATTCTTGAGTTGCGCACCTTGCTTGGGACCTTTGCCTATGACCTCACCGATCTTTGCAGCACCTGCCCCATAAAGAAATCCATAAATGAAACGCTTTGCCGCAGACCTGTCAGGCAGACCCGCAGCTTTCATGTTCACAGTATGGATGTCACCGTTGACGACTTCGTACCCGTAGGCACCATCGTCGAACTTAGCTAAGAAGTGACCGAGCATACGAAGTTCCAAACCAGAAACATCGACGCCCACCAGCTTCTTATCCTTAGGCACCTTGAAAAGCATACGACAATCTTTCCCGTATGGCTTACCCACCGAAGGCGTAGCAGCCACGTTTGGAAACATATGCGTCATGCGCCCCGTCACAGCACCGTTGGTATTGATTGAACCGTGTATACGGCTGTCGTCTTCCACCAAATTAAGCCAAGCGTTCTTACCCTCGCCTAACTGCCCTATCCGCTTCTGGATCATAAGAGACTTAGCAATCGCTTGGGCCTCTGGATACGGAAGGTTGGATAGGACAGTTTCGTCAACCTTGGGTCTACCATCAGGAGTGAAGTCCTTTGGTTTCCAGCCGTACTTGCTAATCAAACGATCTGAAATATGGAGACGGCTGTTAGGGTTGAAGACGTTTAGCTTGACGACAGTGTAAGGACACCCAGCAGTCACACTGGCACGTTTAACAGATTTATAGTTAACAGTACGTTTGGGTGTCTTTACTTCGATAGCTGAATACCACGGGTCGAATATAGTTTGCAGGTCAGCCTCAATTTCTGCACGTTCCTTTTGAAGGTGCATCAGAAGTTTCTCTGCCTGAGCTACGTCAAAGAGAAATCCGTGACGTTGTTGCTCCGCCACGATCCAAGCAACTTTATGCTCTAGATCAAGTGCCGCTGGAGAGTATTGCTTCGCTGAGATTGCCGCCCACAGTTTAAGAGTGACAGCTACATCCTGTTCGCAGTATTCTTGCATCTCAGGCGTCCATTCCGCCCAATCAGTCGATTGACCGAAGTCGCCTTTCAAGACCCCTAGTCGCTTGCCCCACGCCATCAGAGCGTGTGAACCACGTTGCCGCGGCTCTAACTTCCCTGCATTAATTCTTGGGCTATCCGTGTCACTTAGGTTAGTCCAGATAAGGCGGGTGCAAACTAGGGTATCGACTACCCGCTCTCGATCATATCGAAAGTTAGGGTAGACCTTTTCCAACGCTGGGAAGTCGAAGTTGATGCCATTATGAAAGATCAGCTTTTCAGCCTCTTGCATACGCTCCAGTCCCGCGTGGATTTCATTGGGGCCGTATGAGAACACTTCTTTGGTGTCTACGTCTTGCAGTACAAGACAGTGAACTTTGGTAAGAGTGTCCAGCAGTCCATCAGTCTCGATGTCGCCAACATAAATGCTCATAGCGGCCCCCTAATTTATGTATTGAGTGTGTATCGTGTGTACTTCTGCCCAGTAACTTTGTGGAACTTGACGGTGGACACGATGTCATTGCCTAACTCGCGTAGCTCTTGGATACGCTTGGGTAACGAAGATACTGAATACTCTACCATCGCTTCGCGCACGGTGATTGAACCAGCCTTTTTCAGGTGCTGAATAATCTTGTCGTGTTGTGTTTTACCTGACATCTTTTTCCATCCTTGATGTTCGTGTTTCTGGGCTTGGGTGTTCCAGTAAGTATATACTTCCGTGTACACTTCTGGTTCTTGGACCGCCAAAACCGCGAGGGTCTCAGCGTTCTCAAATATCTGATCAGTATTCATCGAACTCATCCGTGTGGAACTCGTGTTCTGAAAGACGACCAGTGTCTTTGTTGAAGTACAACGTCGATGCTACGCCCGTCTCACCACTGAAGCGGTTCTTGAGGACCCGCACGGTGACTTGGTTAGCCTCGTCATCTGATTGCTGGTTTCTTTCGAGACCGATAACGCTGTCGCTCAGTTGTGCAATCGAGGCAGAACCCCGAAGCGCGTTGAGTGATGTAGCGATGCCTTCCTCGAACCCCTTGTTACCCTCAGGGCGGCGCAGGTGTGACACGAGGATCATACCGATCCCAGTTTCCTCGACCAAAGAGCGAAGCTGCGTCATCAGAACGTCGATAGCCTTCCGCTCATCGCCATCATCAATACCTGAAACAGCAATACTGAGGTGATCGAGGACAACCCAGCCAACATCACAGCCTTTGGCAAGGTATCTGATTTTGTCGAGAAGGTTCCCCGCAGACAAAGAACCGAAATGATCGTAGAGGTAAACACGACCAGAACCAACGGTGTCATCGAAAGCAGATTTAAGATCAGCATTAGTAACTCCTTCCTTGGAGATATGGAGAGGTTTGTTGATAGACAAACCCATTAGGCCCAAGGCGGTACGCTTCACGTTCTCTTCGAGGGCTACATAACCTACGGTCTCGCCTTGTTTGATAAGGTGGTAGGCTATTTCACGGCACACCTGTGATTTACCGACACCTGAGCCAGCCGTTAGTGTGACTAGCTCACGTTTCCGTAGACCATGTGTGATTTTGTTGAGACCATCGTATGGCCAAGGAATGCACTCAGTGTCATCTTCAGCAACGATGTCGTCCCAGATGTCCGTACCTTGAACAATACCATCAGGACGGTACGCCTTGGCTTCCCAAAATGCGGTAACAATGTCAGCAGCACGACCTGCCATCATAAGTTCTGACGGGTCTTTGGCAGGTAGATCAGCAATGAATGCTTGGTTAGGTTTAAGTAACTGCGCAATCTCTAAGGCAGCTTTTTGACCTGCTTCATCGCTGTCCATCATAATGATAACTTTGGCATACGATGACACAAACTCTAGCTCGCGTTTCACCGCTCTCGCCGCTCCCGCAGCGCCTTGAGGAATAGACACTACGGGCCATTTGTTATCTTTAGACAGCGCCTGACTAACTGTGAGACAATCAATCTCACCTTCAGTAATACACAGCGTCTTACCGCCGTTCCGCCACAGGTTCTGACCAAACAGACCACACTCTTTAGCGTTGCCCATGAACATAAAGTCCTTGGTTGGGAAGCGAACCTTTTGAGCGATGATCTGGTTGCCACGTTTGTAGTTAGCAATCTGAACCGTCTGCCCTTTGTATTGTGAGGTTGAGTAACCGAACTTACGCGCAGTTGCCTCAGTGATCCTACGCTTGGCCAGTGACACATAATCCCCGACAGGGAGGAGATCAGGAGATTTAGCGTTCACTGGCCTCGGCGTATGACCCGCGCTGGCCTTATGAGCCTCACACGAGAAACAGAATGTATGACCATCAGAATACTCAGCGTTTGCATCGGACGAACCGCAGTTGTCGCAAGGTCCGTGACCAAGCAACGTGCTTTCTTCATGAGTATTCATGGCATATCCTATCTGTAAGGTGTGAGGTCGAGCGCTGGGCCTGTGGTCCGTTGCTTTCGAATTTCCTTGCGACCCAAAACCTGTAAGTCTGGATGGGAAATTCTAGATACGGTGATTAACTCACGGAGCGTCTGTTTTTGGGCTTCTGTGAAGTTGTCTTCAGCTTCGCCCTCGATGTTTTTCCCACCTACCAGACACACAGTCATAGCTTGGTGATCTAGGACACCCGTGAGAGGCGACACACGGTCAAGTGTACGCCCCTCCTGCAACTCACCTTCACGAGTGATGACGTAGTGAAAGCGACAACCGTAGAAACCTTTGGCTCTATCGCGGTTGTCTTGGTTGTTAACGTCGATGTCGATGGTAGGTGTGGTGCCTGAGTGATCCACGATCAGGTAGAGCGTTTCGTCACGCTTCTTATTATTTTTGTACATATGTCATTCCTGTAGCCATTCGTCAGGAATAGAGCGGTCCGCGTACTGAAAGCCGTGCTTCTCGCACCACATGGCATACGTTGTCTTGGACTGTTTGCTAATTTTCTGACGTGAGTTCGAGAATACGAACCGAATGTCCACGTCTGGGTGTTGGTCTTTAATCAATAAGTGTTTCTGACGGTCCTGTGTGAGGAAGCGCCCCTTGGATTCAATGACCAAAGGACGCTCTTTTTCTGTACCGTCAGGACGTTTCTGAATGATGAAGTCAGGCGTGTATTTGCTACTACGCTGTGGCTTGATGTAATGAATTACCTCTTGCTCATACGTGTAACAACAGCCTGTACCTTCTAACTCTTTCGAAATGCGCTCTTCTAAACCTGAGCGAAACCCATACTTTTGACCAACCGCTTCCTTAGAAGTCTTCGAAGTCTTCCGCTTCTTGGTTGGTTGGGGCATTAGTCTCACCAAAGTTGTATGTTGTGTCGCTCTCGAAACCGTCTTGAGCCTTGAAACCAAACGCTTCACCTGACGCACCGCCACGCTCCACGAGGGTCACAATCTGGACTGCTTGGGGCTGTAGGCTGACGCCTTTCTTGCCACCCGCAGACCACTCGTAGATGGAAGCGGAGACATAGAGTTCTGAGCCACCTGAGGGATCGAGGTCCACTGGGTTCATCTTGGCATCAAACTGCTTGGGACGGCGGTCCCACAGTTCACCATTGCGGCGTCGCACGTTCTTCACGGAACACTTGAAGATAACATTGCCTGTCTCTTCGCCTGTCTCATCGTCCACCTCGAGTTTCCACATGGTGTTCTCAGCTTTGACAGGTGCTTTACCTGTGTGTCGCTTGAAGATTTCTGATAGCTTTTCCATCGTCGGGGTAGCTTCCTTGAGAGGAACACTGACGTTGCATTTGTACAAACCCAGTTCATGGAACTTGGTGTCCGCCAACTTCAGTGACGGGTAAATTGCACGACCCAGAGGAAGTGATAGTTTAGTGTCGGACATGATCTGTCGGTCCTTCTAGTTTGTCTATGATTTCGAGAAGCCCCATAATGTGGGACCAAGACAGCGAGATTTGATCTTCGTAACCGCTGTAATCTGTTTGGGTGATGTGGAAGCCGTCAGCATCCACGATAAGAACGAGGGGAATTGAGTCCTCATCGTCGATCTCAAACGTGCGAGAATTTTCTTCGGCTTTAATCAAAGTCGTACTCCTCCAGACGCTTGAGCGCCTCAGCACGAGATACGTTGTGAGCAATGACGATACCGCCAACGCTCACTGTGTAACCTCCGCTGTTTCTAAAGATTTGCGCCATGTAGAACCTTTCGATTTTCTAGTAATGGTGATTAACTATTTAGGTATTGTCCCGCTATCGTAAGTATTAGCTAAAAAAGAACTCACTTTGCAGGACTTCGGAAATATCCAAAGTGCCTAGTTCAGGTACTGGTGGGATTTTGTGTCGAACCTTCTCAGGTATCAAAGGCGTCACTTCATTCAAGAACTTCTGCAACACGTTACCTTCCTTGTACATCTCGTAGAAGGCTGGCTTGATGCACTCATGCAGAAAGTAATCCATGTCTGCCGCGTGTACCCCGAAACTGTCGTGGATCATGCAGAATGACATACCACCTACCCCATCAGCAGCTTCACCCATTCTCAGGGCTTTGTTGATGGTCAGTTGTAGGTGTGCTGCGTCCATGCTGTGGATGTAGTTGGGTGATAGAGACTGAGCGTTCTTGTTCGCATCTAACACCTTCGAGTCAGTCAAGAACTCGACCTTGAGCATACGCCCGTCGATCATGGTCTGAACTGAGTGTCGATCCATGCTGTACTTCGCTTGCTGTACCACGAAGCCTGTCGGTGTTGACCACATGAACGGCAATGGGTTCTCGTTCTTGGTCACCAGACGTGCAATCTTTGTGATCCAATCCATCGCCTCACGTGCAGCCACAACAGTCATAGATATCGCATCCCATACCTTTCGGGCGACATACGGTACGAGCTTGTAGCTTACATCGTCATCCTTCAGAGGCATCGCCACCCCAGCATCACGCAGTTCATCGTAATGCTCTTGCACATAACGCATACAAGCCTTGAACGTCCCTGAGTATGGTACGATCATCACAGGCCGCTTGCACAACTTACGGTCAATCTTCAGAGCAATCGCGGCTTTAGCCAATACAACCCGCTCAGGATTGTCGAGGTCAGCTTCAATCGCAGCTTTAGCTTTAGTAGCCACAGCACCGTAGATGTCTTGACGTTCCTCATGACCCGTGAGGTTGACGTTGAAGCCACCCTCTTTGTCCCGCAACAACGCACTGAAGTGCTGAAGACCTGAGCAAGTAGCATCGAAGTTGATAGGTAGGTGGCTCATGTGACCCACTCCTGTTTCGTTCAATTCACGCCACTCAATGCAGAACCTCAGGAACTCGAAAGGGCTGTCGGCATCCATCCAGCGCCGATCAGACTTCCAGTTCGATCCTATCTCAACGAACATATCCTCGTTCTGCCATACCCACTCAATGCGCTCAGACATAGGCAGCTTGTCATGTCCCCATGCGTTAGCCCCAACAATGGCGATGTACTCCACCTGTTCTTCAGTCTCGATAGGCTTACCTTCAGAGAACTCTAGGAGACTGCGGACGTAGGCAGGGCCTTGAGGGTTTAGGTAGTGAGGCTTGGGATACGCACGACCACGTGAACACAGGTCATGTGGGAAGTAGAGTTCATCGAACCCTTTGAACTTGTCTGCCAGTTGCATGACTTGAAGCAAGGCCAGCCGCTTAGAAACGAACTTCCTGTTCTGGTTGTGAACGTGAGCGCAAGCCGCTGCGTTTTGCTTACGAGCCTTATCGTCCGTCATGTCGTGAGGTTTGGGCGGTAAGGGCAGATCATCCGCAGGGGGCAGCTTGTCCACCTGTAGGCTGTTGTCGAACACCCAGCGGAGTGCCTCAAGCATCTCCTCGTTCACCTTCCAAGGTGTCTCTTGTAGTGCGTTCACGGCGTTGAGAGTTACAG